ACCAAGCGTTAAAGATAAACCACGTAAATTTGAACACATCTATAAAGATGATGATGGATGTGAATCAATTTGGAAATACGATTTGGATAAATTCCCAAATGGACCTATATCAGTAGAGAACAAATACCCTGCTGGATATGTGAAAGATTTGAAACAAAGACAAAAATTAGCAAAGGCTGAACGAAGTTTATCTATTTTAGAAAAAGCAAAACAAGCAAAAAAGAATGAAGGTAGAAGGTAAAAATTATTGTGATACATCTAAAGTATATGTAGCACCAATAGCAAAGAGTATCGCTAAAGATATTATTGTTAAGAAACACTATACTCACGCTTGGACAGCTTGTAGATATGCAATTGGAATATATTACAAATCAGAAGATGCTAATACCTTTGATGGTGATAAACTTATAGGTTGTTTAATCTATGGGTTTCCTGTTGGAGCAAAAGCATCAACTTCTATTTGCGAAGGATTGACCAAAGATAACATTTTAGAATTGACACGTTTGTATTGTGATGATGGTTATGGTTCTAATATTGAATCCTATGCATTAGGACAATCTTTCAAATGGTTAAAGGAGCACGATAAAAATATTAAAGTATTATTATCATATGCCGATAATGGACAAGCTCACTTAGGAGGAATATACCAAGCAACCAATTGGATTTATCAGGGGTTATCTACGGATATTGCATTAATGCCAAATTGGGGTATATCATTACACAAAGACCCGTATCAATGGATTCATAGTAGGACAGTATTTTCAATGTGGGGTAGTGGTAACTTAGCACACTTACAAATGGAAATCGGTAAGCAAGGATATAAAGAGTTTTGGCGAAGGGAAGAACCACCAAAGCATAGATATGTTCAGATACTTGCGCAAGATAAAAAAGAGAAGAAGGATTTGATGAAACGATTAAAGCACGAAATAAGACCTTATCCAAAAGATACTGCTTCATACAACACAGAAGTAGTACATCACCTAACTACATACGAAGCACCTGAAGGTGCCGCCAATTTTTGGTAATATGTAACTCGTTGATAATCAATCAGTTAAAAACCTATAAAATAGTACCCAAAATCTTTGGTAGATTCGGGTATTTTTCGTATATTTGTATATAAACAAAATTTAAAAATATAAAACACAAACAAATGGCCAAAAAACCCAAAAGTAACATTCAATTTACTTACAAAACAAAAGGTGATAAGATGATGGTTGAACCTCAACATCTTAAACCAAATCCTCTTAACAGTAAAATATATTCAAATCAACAAGAGGAAACAAAAACACAACAAGAAATTGCGGAAAGTTTTAGAATTAGAGTAGAAAATGGACTAACTCCAAACGAACAACCAATTATAGTTTATCCAGACGGCCTTATTGATGCTGGTCATACTAGATGGCAGGCGGCAAAGTTGGCAAATGTTTCATTATGGTTTCATTTATCAGAATCACCTTATCCTGATTTTAGTAGTAAACCTTATTCTACATTAGAAGTAGTTGTTGGTTCGAACATTTATCGTAAGATGAGTTATTCGGTGAAGTTGAATGAGTTTGAAGAAATGAATAAAGCTTATGCTATTGAATATGGTATAGCTAGGTCTAGAAAAGATGAAGATAAACATTTGGCTAAACTTGAGATATCAAGAGATACTATAACAAAGTTGCAGGAAATAAAAACTATTGATTCTAACTTATTGAATTTAATTGATAAGGGTGAATATACTGTTAAAGGGGCTCATGATGAAGCAACTGGTAAGAATAAAGTAAAAGTTGTTAAATCAAATAATCCAAATAGAGATTGGAATAAAATTTATACAAACGAATTATTTAAAGTTATCATAAATAGAGTATCTAATTGTATAAATCAAATGATGAATATATCATACAAATTAGATGGTGAGGAATTCAATCCAGTTATGAAAGATTTTGTAACAGCTGCTAAAACAGCTAATATATCTTGGTTGACAGAAAGTATAGCAGCTGAAGTATTAAGAAAAGAGGGATATGATGTTAGATGTGCTACTGGACACAATATGGATGCGGATATTACCCACGATGATATTGATGATAAAGTTGAGGTAAAAGTTACCAATTTTGCTGGACCACAAACCCAATGGAAAGGTGGTATGGGTATTAGAGAAGGACAATATATCTTAATGGCGTATGATGACCAAATTGAAAGATGGTTGGTTATTTTTACCAAACTTACAGCAGATGACTGGAAAAAGAATGGTATGCAACACGTTCTCCCTATTAAGAATGTTTACACCAATCATACAAAAGATATGAAAGTAATTTATGGCTCTGTGTTTCAGAATAAAGGAAATGTAGTTGCTCAAGTAGATTACCTTAACTAATTTAAATAATTTAAAGTTAATGACATTTTGGGAAGGACAATTAAGTAAAGAAGCAAGGCGTGTTTTGGTGATACCAAATATCACCAATTCCGCTAACATAGAAAAAGATTCATTTGTTGATGTTATCTACAATCACATTAAAGGTTTAGAACAACATGGTGAATATTTTTGGAACATCATATTACCCGAACCGGTTAAGAAACTGAATTTACTAAATGTAAAGCAGCATATCTTACCCTTTTCGGGCGATATGATTAAAATGCGTACCTATCCTCCTGATTTCAATAGATTATTAGAAACATTAGAATACGATGTTATCTATTCGCATTTGCCTGATTGGCCTCAAGTTGGCAGATATAAAAACGATTTCAATACAAAAATTATTGGTTACTGTCATTGGTGGGAAATGAAAACCTGCAATGCCGAAGATAGAAAGAATAAATGGAGATGGATGCCAATTGAACTATTAGGTATATCTCAAATGGAAACTTGCTATCTTAATACACAAGACCAAAAGAATAGAGTATTAGAAGAAGCTAAGATTTGGTTTAACGATGAGTTTGTTAAAAAGCTAGATGATATTTTGGTAGTATGGAATTTAGGATTACCAAAACAAAATGTAATTGAATCAGCATCTGAAGAAAAACGAAATATTATAGTATTCAATCATAGAGCAGCAGCTTATAAAGGATACCCTACTTTCATTAAATTGATGGAGGAATATAGAGAACGTAGACAAGATTTTAGTGTATGGGTGCCTCAATTAAAAGGAACGCCGGAACATAGTTGGATTGATTCAACTAAACTTCCAAAGCACGAATATTATGGTAGGTTACAACAATGTAAAGTTGGTATTCAAATGAGGCAAACGAATTATGGTTGGAGTGTATCGGCAACAGATTGCTTGATGAATGGCACTCCAATGATATATCAAGAATCTTTATGTTATCAGGAAATAGAACCAAATGGATTGTTCTTTAAATTTAAAAAAGACCTGTTTGAAATGTTAGATAAAATATTGGATGACGATAATTATAGAAAGGATAGGGAGATTAAAAGTATAGAAAGAGCATTAGAACTTTCACAAAACGAAGGTAGAATGTTACAACAATTAAACATAAAATTAAAAGCATAGATGTATCAAAATATTTATTATCAAAGAGAAAGAAATTTAGTACACATTTGGGATGATAAGTTAGGATATAGAACCTTTCCGTATGTTAGGTATGCTTATGAAAAAGCACAAAGAGGACAATACACATCTTTGTATGGAGATAAGTTAGATAAGATTTTTAAATTCACAAAAGATGACCCGAATTTATTTGAATCCGATGTAGCCGAAACCACTAGAGTTTTGGTTGATACATATACTGATTCAGATATACCATCCGAAGGACACGTTACACTTACATATGATATTGAGTGTGAAATGGATAGTGGTTTGCCTGATGTAGAAAAATCAGAAAATGAATTAACGGCAATTGGTTTGCATGATTCTGCTACTGACCATTATTGGGTTTTGATTATGGACAAAGCTGGTAAGATGAGTGAGAAGAAAACCGGCAATCGTACTGTAATTCCTTTCAAAGATGAGAGGGATATGTGTATGAAGTATTTAGAATTATATGAGTACATCAATCCAACAATCGTAACAGGTTGGAACATTGATAATTTCGATACTCCTTATTTATATAATCGTATTAAAAGACTATTAGGTGTTAAGCACGCTAATAGGTTAAGCCCAATAGGTGAATGTTTTTGGTCTCCATATCGTAAGAGATTCTATATGGCCGGCGTATCTTATTTAGATTACCTAGCTCTATATAAAAACTTCACCTATTCGGAATTAGATAACTATCGTTTGGATAGTATCGCTATGAAAGAATTGGGTAGAGGTAAGATTGAGTACTCTGGTAACTTAGATGATTTGTTCAAAGATGATATTGAAAAGTTTATTGAATATAACTTAGTCGATGTTCAGTTAGTAGCTGATATGGATAAGAAGTTACAATTCATTGATACTGCTAGAGGTATCTGTCACGCTGGACACGTTCCATATGAGGACTTTGTTTATTCATCGAAATACTTAGAGGGTGCATTGTTATGTTACCTTAAGAGAAGAAACATTGTAGCTCCTAACAAACCTGCGGATAGACAAGAAAGGATGCAAGCACTTAGAGATAATGACCAAGAGAAATTCATTGGTGCATATGTGAAGGCACCCATCGTTGGTAAGTACGAATGGATATATGATTTGGATTTAACTTCACTATATCCTTCAATCATTATGACAACTAACATTTCACCAGAAACTAAAGTTGGTAAGATTGATAATTGGGATGCACAAAAGTTTATGAAGGGTGAAATTGATACATTTTTCTTAGGTGAAAAAAGTATTACAAAAGAAAACCTTAAAAAGTTATTAGATGAAAGTAAATACGCTATATCTTCTAATGGAGTTCTTTACACTACTGATAAAGTAGGTTGTATTCCTGATATCTTAGACCTTTGGTTTAAACAACGTGTGGAGTTTAGAGCATTGGAAAAGAAATATGGTGAGAGTGGTGACAAAGAGAAATACGCTTTCTATAAAAAAAGACAGTTGGTACAAAAAATCTTATTGAACTCTTTGTATGGTGTGTTAGGTTTGCCGGCTTTCCGTTTCTATGATGTGGACAACGCTGAGGCTGTAACAACAACAGGTCAGACTGTAATTAAATCTACGGCTGATATGGCTAACATTAAATACAATAAAGAATTAGGAACAAACGGACAAGACTTTAACATATACATTGATACGGATTCCGTATTCTTTTCAGCAGTACCTATCTTAGACCATCGTTATAAAGATTGGAGAAATTTGACTGATGCAGAAATTGCATTAAAGGTGGATGCTATTGCTGGTGAAACACAAGACTTTTTAAATAAGTTTTATGATGTATTGGCTGAGAAAGTATTTAATGTTGATAAAACAAAACATAGATTCCAAATCAAAAAAGAATTCGTAAGTAGAAGTGGTATTTGGATTGCTAAGAAAAGATACGCTCAATGGATTATTGCGGAGAATGGTATTCCTTGTGATACGTTGCAAGTTAAAGGATTGGATGTGGTTCGTTCATCGTATCCCGCACAATTCCGTAAGTTTATGAGTGGTATCCTTATTTCAATTCTACAAGGTGAAACTGAAATGGTTCTAACTGACAGGATATATGATTTCAAAAAGGACTTGGTTAATATGGATGTAACTTCAATTGCTAAAAACTCAGCAGTAAAAGAATTATCAAAATATATTCCAAAAAAGAAAGATAATAGAGCAATGTTCCAATTTAATAGTGGAACTCCGGCGCACGTTAAAGCAGCAATTGCACATAACCAATTATTAGTTCACTTCAAATGTGCAGCTAAGCACGCTCCAATGAGAGATGGTGATAAGATTAAGTGGGTATATTTGAAACAAAACCCATATGGATTGGATGCGGTTGGATTCAAAGGACATGATGACCCTGATGAAATAATGGACTTGGTGAGGACGTATATCGATTATGATAAAATCTTCGAAAGGGAATTATTGAAGAAATTAGAGGACTTCTATGGGGCTTTAGGGTGGGGTGCAGTACTTTCTTCACAAAAAACCGCTGAACAATTCTTTTCTTTTTAAGAATATTTGGTAGTTTCAGGTATTTTTCGTATATTTGTATAACAAATTAAAACATAAATTTAAAATTTCAATTATGAACAAAAGCAAATTTGATGGTTTCGTAAATCGTTACAACTTAGGTGGTGAGATTGAATCCGTTATGGTAAAATCCGATGACAAGAACTTATCGGTAAGAATGATTTCAGATGACAAAACCTTATTAGGTGATGTTACAGTAGTAGGTGGTGAATTTCCAAGCGGTGAGTTTGGTATTTACACTACATCTCAATTAAAAGGATTATTGAGTGTATTGGATGACACAATTGCAGTAGAAGAAGTTACTGGAGCATTGAAGTTTTCTGATAAGAAAACAAAGGTACAATATATGTTAGCAGCACCATCGGTGATTCCTGCGGTACCTGATTTAAAAGCATTACCTTCATTCGATACGGAAGTAAGCTTAGATGATGACTTTGTAAATAAGTTCATCAAATCAAAAGGTGTGTTATCTGATTCAGATACATTCACATTTACGGTTAAAGGTGGTAAGGCTGAAATTATCTTAGGATATTCTTCAATCAACTCAAACCGAATTTCAATTGCAGTAGAAGCAACTGCTAAAGAAGATATTGAACCAATTGCATTTTCTGCAAAGTATTTGAAAGCTATCTTAATGGCTAACAAAGGTTCTAAATCATCTTCATTGAAAATCTCATCTAAGGGATTATCGCACGTAGCATTCGTTGATGGTGACTACACTTCAAATTACTATTTAGTAGAAATTAAGTAATATGGCAAACCAACATTATAAATTAATAAGTGAACCTGTATTTGAAATAGATGGTAAGTTATATCAAACTGAAACATGGAATTTGAATTTGGAAAAATTTCTTATTGAAAATGCTGGTAAGGAGATATACATTTATGTACCATCAATAGAAACTAATCAAATTAGAGCAATCGTAAAATAATATAATATGAGCTTTTGGGATACTGAACCACAAAAACCTGTCTTTGACTTTGAATCTGAAAAATCAAAGTTAATAGAAAATATGGATTACCTTATGACAATGTCTGTACAAGAACAAACTTTGTATAAGAAGTGGGTAGAATTGCAAGAACCTACAATGATTCAAGCAAAAGCCCAAATAGCATCTTATTATGATTCTCAATGGAAACCAACTGATATCAACAATAAGGAGCTAACGATAAAAGAAATTGAATCGTTAGACCCTTACGTTGAGATTGTGGATGACCCAAAAGAATCTACTAAATGGGCAGCAGTAAGACGTATGATTCACACAATGGATTTTACAGCAAACCCTGGCCGTAATGTGAAGATTAATGTAAAGGATAGAGTGAGTGGAAAACTATTAGGACAAATTTCATTAGCATCCGATGTAACCGCTATGGGAGTTAGAGATAACTTCATTGGTTGGACTAAAGATAATAAGTTTGTTGATGGTAAGTTAAACAACACTACTATTGCTTCTACTATTGTATGTACTCAACCATTAGGTTATAACTTTTTAGGTGGTAAATTAATCGCTATGATGACTACTGTACCTGAAGTTAGAAACTATTGGAAAGAGAAGTATAAGAATATATTGATTGCAGTAGGTACAACATCTTTATATGGTATTCACTCTCAATATAATGGTATCCCCTTATTCAAAACTTTAGGTGAATCGGCTGGTAAGATTAGTTTGAAGCCGGATGATAAATTCTATGACCCGTGGCATCAATGGATTAAAGAAAATCATGCAGAATGGTATTCCGAAAACATTACCGAAGAAAGAGCCCGTAATGGAGCTAATATGGGTTATGAAAGAAACGGACCTGTTAGTGGTATCAAACAAAAGATATTAGGTAAGATATTCAAAGAGTGTGGTATTAAGGCAACTGAATATCATCACGGATTTAAAAGAGGTGTGTACTTAGCTATGATGTATGAGAATGGAAATGAATTTCTTCGTAACGAAATTACCGAAGATAAATTAATCATCAAAGATAAGTTTAAGCAAGGTACTGAATACATTAACAAATGGTGGAAGAAACATGCAATCAGTAGATATACAAAACTACACGATGAAGGAAGAATTAAACCCGAACACTTATTCTATATAGATGCTATTGGAATTAGTTGGGAAGAAATGAAAGCTAAATACCTATCAGAAGTAGGGAGATAAAAATAAAAAGAAAAATTATGGCAAAGGCTAAAAAAACAAAAGAAGAAAAATTAGAACCAATTGGTGAAATAAAAATGACACCACCTGAAAAGTTAGAACAATGTGAATGGGTATTTCAGTTTGATGAAGATGAACCACAAATCTTTGCTTGGACTAGTGAAGATATGACAGATGAAGACCCAACAGTTACATTTACGGTTAGTAACACAAAAGATGCTTACATCTCGTTTACAAACAGAGAAACTGGTAAGAAATTTAAATTATTTGCTAGAGAACTTTCCAAAGAAGGTAAAGAAATGAGAGAGTTTCAAACAAAGCAAGCTGAATTAGTAAAACAAAATTTAGAAAATGAAAGTACGAATAAAGAAGCTTAATGAAAATGCAGTAATCCCATCATATGCAAAAGATGGAGATGCTGGAATGGATTTAGTTATTACATCTATCATTGCTAGAAGTGAGGGAGATATTACTTATGGATTTGGTATTGCACTTGAAATTCCTTATGGATTTGTAGGATTAGTATTCCCTCGTTCATCTATTAGAAAAACTGATTTAATTTTATCAAATTCAGTTGGTGTAATTGATAGTGGATATAGAGGTGAATTACAAGCTACCTTTAAAACAACTGGATTTAGGCCTAAATATGAAGTTGGTGATAGAGGTGCACAAATTATGATTATTCCACATCCTCCAATTGAGTTTGATGAAGTAGCTGAGTTATCGGATACTGAAAGGGGTGATGGTGGATTTGGTTCAACTGGAAAATAAAAAATAAAATATGTTTATAGAACAATCGGAAGAAAAAGTAAATAATAATTTGTGGGTAGAGAAGTATCGCCCAACAAAGCTTGTTGATTATGTAGGTAATGAACATCTAAAATCAAAAGTAGAAGGTTACTTAGAAACAGGCGAAATTCCACATTTACTTTTGTACGGAAAAGCCGGTACTGGTAAAACTACATTAGCAAAGTTAATTATAAAATCAATTGAATGTGATTATATGATTATCAATGCATCTTCGGAGAACAATGTGGATACCGTAAGAAACAAAGTAACTAACTTTGCATCTTCAATGGGATTCAAACCATTTAAGATTATTATATTGGATGAGTTTGATTATATGACTCACAACGCACAAGCTATCTTAAGAAACTTAATGGAAACATTTTCAGCACATTGCCGTTTCATATTAACTTGTAACTATGTTGAGAAAGTAATTGACCCGATTCAAAGTAGATGTCAATCATTTCAAATCGTACCTCCAACTAAAAAAGATGTTGCTATGCAAATTAGTAAAATCTTAAAGAATGAGGAGATTGAATTTGAAGTTAAGGATTTAGTTCCAATCATTGACGCATCGTATCCTGATATTCGTAAGATTATTAATACTTGCCAATTGAACTCAATCAAAGGTAAGTTGAAAGTAGATGTACAAAATCTATTAGAGAATGATTACCGAAATAAAATTATTGACATCCTATCTTCAAACGATGATAAGAGAAATAAGTATATGAAAGTAAGACAAGCTCTTATTGATTCTAAAGTTACTGATTTTACCGATTTATATACAATGTTATATGATAAGGTAGATGAGTATGGTGGAGAGAACACAGCTAACATCATTCTTTTATTAGGAGATGGTGTGAGTAAATCAGCAGTAGCAATTGATAAAGAAATTATCGCAGCAGCTACATTAATTCAAATTTTAAATATTATATAATGGCTAACATTTTAGGAGCAGGTGGACAGCCAATAGCACCACAAGAAGAAAAACCAATTCCATTGGAAAAAACAACTCCAATTGCATGTAAGAAATGTGGTGGTGAAATTTTCGTACAAGGATTTGGATTCCGTAAGATTTCAAAACTATTATCAGGCAAACCAAAAGATGAAGTACTTCCAGTAGAGTTATTCCTTTGCGGAGATTGTGGTGAAGTACTTAATGAATTATTACCTCCGGGTTTAAAAGTAGAAGAAGAAGCATAATATGGCTAAAACATTATTCGACCATCTAAACGCAATTACGGATAAGAAAGACCCAAAGTATTGGGACACACTTGATGAAAGTGATAAAAAGACATGGAGTAACTATATGATACTCCGTTTTCTTTCTATGAAACCCGAATGGATAGAATTGATTGCAGATATACAACCTTACATACAGGAGGCACCTCCTAAAGCGATGTATTTATGTTTGATAGGATTAATTCCAAAGACAAGAGCATTTTTAAAATATATGAAACCAGCTTCATCTGAAAAATATGAAGATTGGATTATTGAATTGGTAGCAAGACAATACGAAGTATCTTTAACTGAAGCAGAGGATTATCTTAAAATCCTTTACGAAACCACCAGCGGTAAGATGCATATTAAGGAAATTGCAGAGAATTATGGTACTGACCCAAAGCAAATAACTAAGTTAAAACTAAAAGTTTAATTTGGTAAACTCGGGTATTTTTCGTATCTTTATACAATAAAACAACATAATGGCTAAAGTATCATTTTCACAATATAGTATGTGGAGTTCATGTCCACATCAATACAAATTAAACTACATAGATAAATTAGGTGAAAGTTCATCTAATATCCATACAATCTTTGGAACTGCTATGCACGAAACTATCCAACATTACCTTTCGGTTATGTATGGTGTTTCTAAAAAGCAAGCAGATGAAATCAACAAAGACAAGCTCTTATTGGAAAAAATGAGAGAAGCTTATAAAAGTGAAGCTGATAAAATGAGCGAAGGAACTCCTTGTACTCAAATTCAATTAGAAGAATTTTATGGTGATGGTAGACGTATTCTACAATGGTTGGATAAACATATGCACAAATTTTACTCAAAGAGTGGATTTGAATTAGTGGGTATTGAGATTCCATTAAACGCAACCATTAAAGAGGGTGTACATTTTATTGGATTTATCGATATTGTTATTAGAGATTTGGCATCAAACGAAATCATTATTATAGATTTAAAGACATCCACTATGGGATGGAATCAGTATCAAAAAGCTGATAAGATGAAGAACTCACAAATACTATTATACAAAAAGTATTATTCAGAGTTATTTAATATTCCATTACAAAAGATTAAAGTAGAGTATCAGATACTTCGTAGAAAATTGCCCGAAGATTCGGCATTTCCAGTACCACATGTATCTAAGCATATTCCAGCACATGGTTCTCCATCTGTTAAAAAAGTATATGATGAATTTATGGAATTTATCAATACTGTATTTGATGATGGTGGTACGTTTAAAGATATCGAATTCCCAAAAGTACCTGGTGCAGCAAAAAAGAATTGTAAGTTTTGTGAGTTTGGAAATAGGGGAATATGTGATAAAAAAGCTACAAAATAAAAATTTATGTTTTTTTTAAATCATTATACTTATATATATAAATATATAAACAATGAATCAAGAAAACACAAAATTGACAACTGTGAAAATACTTAAAGATGTATATTCAAGTTTCAAAAAGGTTTCCTTTACTTCGGATGTTACACTTCAAAAGCTAGTTAATAGGACTGTGGAGAGATATGTAACAGATATCGAATTTAGGGAATCAATGAACGAATACTTAAAATTACAAATTTCAGGTTCACAATTTTAACAACACAAATAAGTTATGGCAAAAAAGAAAATTCTGTTATTATCAGATGACTTAAGAATGGCAAGTGGTATTGCCACCGTTTCCAAAGAATTAGTATTGGGAACTGCACACAAATATGATTGGTTTCAAGTAGGAGCCGCAATTAATCACCCCGAAGCAGGAAAGGTTTTAGATGTTAGCCAAGATATCAAAGAAAGATATGGTATTGCTGATGCTAATGTAAAGATTTTACCTTGGAATGGTTATGGTAACGCTGATTTGATTAGACAACTAATCAATGCAGAGAAGCCTGATGCAATTGTACACTTTACTGACCCTCGTTATTGGACATGGTTGTATGATATCGAACATGAAATCAGACAAAATGTCCCACTTTTATTCTACGCAATTTGGGATGATTTACCAGACCCATTATATAATCGTAACTTCTATGAAAGTTGTGATTGGATTGGTTGTATCTCTCGTCAAACATATGGTATCATTAAAAGATTATCAGCATTAGATACTAAACCAACGTGGAAACCAAAAGCAGATTGGCAAATTGATTATGTACCACATGGTATTGATTTTAATTTATACAAACCAACTGAAGTACCTGCTGAGTTCCGTAAAGAAATTTTAGGTGATAAGGAATATGACTTCGTATTATATTGGAGTAATAGAAATATCCGTAGAAAACAACCAGCTGATGTTATCGTAGCTTTCCAAAAGTTTTGTGATAAGATTGGTAAGGAGAAAGCAGATAAATGTGTATTAGTAATGCACACACAACCTGTTGATGAGAATGGAACTGATTTACCAGCAGTAATTGATGCAGTAGCACCTAATTGTAATATCATATTTTCTGAAAAGAGAAGACCTCAAGAAGAATTAAATCTTATTTACAATATAGCAGATGTAACAATCAATATTGCTAACAACGAAGGATTTGGATTAGCAACTGCAGAATCGGTAATGACGGGAACTCCTATCATTGTAAATGTAACTGGTGGATTGCAAGACCAATGTGGATTTGAAGTTGATGGTAAGTTATTAACACACGAAGATTACATTAAAATTGGTTCTTTGCATGAGTGGAGAAAGTGGGAACAAAAAGCTAAGCCTGGTCCTTGGGTTAAACCTGTATGGAGTAGAGCATTAGCATTAGCAGGTTCAGTACCAACACCTTATATTTGGGATGATAGAGTTGATGTGGAGGAAGTTGCTGAAGCAATTGAGGAAATGTACAACACACCAAAAGAAGTTCGTAAAGCAAATGGATTGATAGGTAGAGAAGCATTTATGGGCGATATGGGTTTAACACATAAGAATATGTGTCAACAATTAGAAAACGGAATCGAATCGGTTTTTGAAAATTGGAAACCAAGAGAAAGATTCGAAGTATTTAAAATTAAATAAGTTATATAAATGAAACCAACATTAGTATTTCAAGGACCTATATTCACTCGTAGTGGTTACGGTGACCATTGTAGAGATTTAATGAAATCTTTACGCAAGATGGATAAATATGATATTAAAATCATACCTTTAAGATGGGGTAATACTCCACAAAACCAAGTTGATGGTGAGAGCGAATTTGGTAGATGGATGTTAGAAAGAGTTATTACTGAAATAACTGAAAAGCCGGATGTGTTTATGCAAGTTTCGGTAGCAAATGAGTTTGAACCAAAAGGACACTATAATATTGGTATAACTGCTGGTGTTGAAACTACAATAGCACCAAAGGATTTTATCGATGGTTCTAACAAAATGAATTTGATAATTGTACCATCTAATTTTACAAAACAAAATTTAGGTGGAACTGTATATCAGCAAAAAGATAATGATAGTGGACAGATTGTTGGAGAGATTAAAACAATTACTCCAATTGAAGTTCTTTTTGAAGGAGTTGATACTGATATATTTTCTAAAGGAAGTGGTAAGGATATATTAAAAAATGTAAAAGAAGATTTTAACTTCTTAATTGTAGGGCATTGGTTGAAAGGAAATTTAGGACAAGATAGAAAAGATATTGGTATGGCAATTAAAACATTTGCCACAGTATTTCAACATACTCCTAAAGATAAAAGACCTGGTCTTATTATCAAAACATCATCAGCAGGTTTTTCTGTAATTGATAGAGAAGCAACTCGTGAAAAAATAGAAAGTGTAGTTAAAACATTTGGTGATAAATGCCCATCTATTTATTTAGTACATGGGGATATGGAAGAAAGTGATATGAGTAACTTATACCACCATCCTAAAGTTAAATCGATGATTTCATTCGCTAAGGGTGAGGGATATGGTAGACCTATGGCTGAGTTTACTTTGACCGGTAAACCGATTATAGCTAGTGGTTGGAGTGGACAATTGGACTTCCTACCACCAGAACATTCTGTTTTATTGGAAGGTAGTTTGACATCGGTAGATGAATCTGCGGCTGACCAATTTCTTATGAAAGAAGCACAATGGTTTAGTGTAAATTATTCTACGGCTGCAAATAAAATATATGATGTTTACAAAAACTATGATACTTATTTAAAGAAATCAGAAGGGTTGAGAACCAATACATTAAATAATTTTACATTAGATAAAATGAATACTAAATTTGTTGAAATAATGGAAGCTTATGTAAAAGCACAACCAAAATTAGTTCCGTTTAATTTACCAAAGGTGAATAGCTCTAAGATGCAAATACCTAAATTGAATAAAATTAACTAATGCCATTTTCATTACAATACAAACCATTAATATTGAGTGAGGAATCTGTGAGTAAATCGCAGATTCTTCCTCGTAATATATACAGAATAACATCATACCAATATGTAGATGGTACTACAAAAACATTATCAGGTACAAAAACATCTATTATATTTGCAATTGGTATAACGCCTGATAAAAAATTAACTTGTATAAAAATAAGTGATATTAAGCCTGATAAATTTTTTAAATGGTTAAAACCACTCTTTAAAAAAGGATTGACGGAATCGGATTGGACAACTGAGCAAAAATTGGGGCAACTATTAATATTGGGGGACAAGCAAGGTAGTAAAGTATTTAATCAGTTTGTAAAAACAAACCCAATATACTCAAAAGAACCATCTCTATACAGAACTTACAACATATCTGGGATAAAACAAATACAAGAAATCAAAATTAAGCCTGATATTCTAAAATCTTACTACTAGAATTCTCTATTTTGGGAATTAATTATATTTACTGTTATAACAATTACAATTATAATAGGAAAATATAAGTCATGGCATTAACTAAACGTCTATCAAAGGGTTCTCCACTTACCGCAGTGGAGATGGATGATAATCTTACATACTTAGAAGGTATAATAAGTGCAGGTACTAATGGTACAAGTGGAACATCGGGTCTTGCTGGTACTTCTGGCATTAATGGTACAAATGGTACGGCTGGAAGTGGTGGTTCATCTGGTTCTTCTGGAACATCCGGCGTAAAAGGTGATTTATTTACATCAACATCAACCGATACACATTCAATAACTATTGGAGCTAAAACATTCACAATAGCAACGGGTCTTTCTTGGACACCTGGCCAACAAACTATTATATCTCAAAATGGTAGCAACTATATGACAGCTACTGTTACATCATACAATAGCGGCACGGGTCAATTTGTTGTAAATGTTGGTTCTGTTGTTGGTAGTGGTTCTGATATATCGGCTTGGTTTATAAATACAGCAGGTGCTACGGGACAAGCTGGTAGTAGTGGTACATCTGGTAGTAGTGGTTCATCAGGAACTTCTGGTACAAGCGGCACATCGGGTACATCAGGAACTTCTGGCACAAGCGGTACAAGTGGAATAAGTGGTTCATCAGGAACTTCTGGTTCTTCTGGAACATCAGGAACATCTGGTACAAGCGGTATAAGTGGAAGTAGTGGAACTAGTGGTACAAGCGGTACAAGTGGATTAAATGGTACATTTTTTGGTTCTTCTGGCACAAGCGGTATAAGTGGTTCATCTGGAACGTCTGGCGAAAATGGTACATCGGGAACATCAGGAACTTCTGGTACATCAGGAACATCAGGTTCATCTGGAACATCAATAGATGCAACTTTATTAAATAACGTATTAGCATATACTGCATCTTTAAAAGCGGTAGCAATTGTAAGTTCATCAACTCAAATACAAAACTATAATTTATTTGCACAAACATCATCTGCAAATACTTTTTATGGTAATCAACGTATAACCGGTTCGTTAAATATTAGTTCAACATTAACTGCATCTTTGAGAGAAGGTTATGCTTGGGTAGGTGGGCCTAATAATATAACATCTTTAGTAGCTACTTCATCATTTGGAAGTGGTGGAGGTGGAACGGCAACCACCGATGGTATATTCAGAGCAACTGGTTCGGTGGTAGCAACTACAAACGCTGTACAAATTACCGGTTCATTGGATATTAATGGTTCTTTAACCGCATCATTAAGACAGGGATATGTTTGGGTAGGTGCCGTGGGTGGAAGAAGTAATTCTCAGACACCAACATCCTCTTTAAAATTAACTGTTGAGGATTCAAATCCTAATAGTGTATCTAATGTTTCTATATTAACATTTACTGGAGCAACTGTTACTGATTTGGGTAATTCAACAGCACAAGTTAGCATAACAGGCGGCGGTGGTGGTGGTACATCTGGAACATCTGGTGTGAGTGGATTTAATGGTATTCCTGGTAGTAGTGGAACTTCTGGTACAAATGGCTCATCGGGTATTTCATCCGCTGCTGGTTCAAATGGTTCATCGGGTACTAGTGGAACGCAAGGGCCAGGTGGTACATCGGGAACTTCTGGAAATGATGGAATTGGAACGGATGGTACATCTGGTACAAGTGGAATAAGTGGAAGTAATGGATTTGGTTCTAATGGTTCTAATGGAACTTCAGGTACATCGGGAACTTCTGGAGTAAGTGGGGTAGAGGGTACAAATGGTACTTCTGGTTCAAACGGTACTTCTGGTACAAATGGTTCATCTGGATTGACAGGTGGTGGTGGTACAAGTGGTGTGAGTGGTACAAGCGGTACTTCTGGTGTGAGTGGAACTTTAACTTTAACAGGAACCACTAATGATGGTATAATAACATATAATAGTGTAACAACCGCTGGTGCTGTTGAAGCTGATTTAAGATTTGAACCAACTCAAAAAATATTAACGGTTAGTGGTTCTATTGCTTTGTATTCTGGAATTCATTTAATACCAAATCAATTCCCACCAACTGGGCAGGCTGGTATGTTATACTCATCTGGCTCAGCTGGACAATCTTGGTTAATGTTCCATAATGGTAGTACTTGGATAACTGTTAATACAACGTATTAATAGGATTTAATAAAATATAAATGGGTAATCTTAAAAAAGTTACCCATTTTTTTATGCTTTACTTGAAAATTGTATATTTATATCTATATATACATATACAAAGATATATTTGTTAATCTCATATAATTTTCGTATATTTGTATTCAAATAAAAATACTATGATTAATATAACCTACGCAATTACTGTTTGCAATGAATTAGAAGAAATTACAAAATTAGTAGACTTCCTAAAAGATAGGATTAAAAAAGATGATGAGATTTTAATTCAATATGATGAAGAATCGGTTACAGACCCTATTAAAAGTTATTTAACCATTTTATCACAATTACATACAAATACAATCAAAGTAATTGGATATCCTCTTAATAATGATTTTGCATCATTTAAAAATAACATAAAGAATAATGCAAACGGAATATTCATTTTTCAAATTGATGCAGATGAAATACCATCAGAATATTTGGTAGAAAACTTATCAGAATTTATTGAATTTAATAAAGATGTTGATTTATTCTTTGTTCCTAGAATTAACACCGTTGAAGGTTTAACTAAAACACATATTAAAAAATGGAAGTGGAATGTAAATGATAACGGTTGGGTTAATTTTCCTGATTATCAAACTCGTATATATCGTAGAACATCTGAAATTGAATGGGTTGGTAAAGTGCATGAAAGAATTGTTGGATATAATACATTATCAATATTACCAACCGAAGAAATATATTGTTTATATCATCATAAACAAATAGATAGGCAAGAAAAACAAAACGCTTATTATGATACAATCTAAGATAGCTTTCTTAACTGAAATGGGATTCGTTGGGAAAGTTCCAGCTAATCATCCAAATATGAGAACGGAGTTTGCTTGGATGCATGCTTTGGATGCTGACCATTTTAATATTCATTTGTTTGGTGCAGATAAAAATTTGACAGGTTATGACCATGTATTTGTTATATTTCCAAAAGGTAAAACATTCTTAAGTTCGGAAGGAAGTAGATTGGTAAACGGAGTTAATCCATTTTCAGAATTACTTCAGCAAGATATTGTTGGTAGAATAAAAGAAAAAGGTAATACTTCGGTTCACTATATTCAAGAAGGACCTCATTGGTGGTATAACGATTATGAGATAGCAGACCAAATTTACTTCTTTAACTTTTTACAATCATGTGATTCAATCTTTACTCACAATGATAGTGATGTAATGTATTATAAGGGGTTATTTCCAAACAAAGAAGTAAGACCTATTGGTACATTAATGATTGATACTTTAATCAAAGATATCCAACCTACAAAAGAAGATAAAGCAATTATAGGTGGTAACTTTGCAAGATGGTATGGTGGATTTGAAAGTTACATTATAGCTAACAATTTTGAAGTTCCTATTTGGGCACAAACATCACACGCTATGAGAGATGGTGAGAGTGATATGGATAACTTAAATCACTTACCAAGAATGATGTGGAGTGAGTGGATGCAAAACCTATCAACATTCAAATATGGTATTCATATGATGCCAACGGTGGCAGCTGGTACATTTGCTTTGAATTGTGCATACTTTGGAATTCCTTGTATTGGTAATATGGATGTAGATACTCAAATGTTATGTCACCCATTCACATCAGTAATGGTGAATGATTTGGAAAGTGCTAGAGAGATGGCAATTATGTTAAAAGAAGATAAAGAGTTTTACGATAAATGTTCCAATACAGCAAAAGAAAATTATAAAGAACTTTTTTCGGAAAAAGTTTGGACAGAAAGAATTAAAAATTATTTACAATGATAACAGTTATATTAAATGGTTACAAAAGAGGAGATAATCTAAATGAACAAATAGAAGCTCTGAAAAATCAAACATTACCACCTGATGAGATATTAGTATGGTACAATAATCCCGGCGATAATGATTTGATTAATTACGATATTGGTACGGAAGTTCCTGTTGCATATTGTAATTACAACTTTGGAGTGTGGGCAAGATTCTACTTTGCTATGAACGCTAAGAATCCGTATGTATGTGTATTTGATGATGATACGATTCCTGGTAAGAAATGGTTAGAAAATTGTATGAACACAATGAATGAGAAGGAAGGTTTATTGGGAACGGTAGGATTGATGTATTTGAATCCATTACCTCCGCAACAATCTTCGTACTACGAACACTACTTAAGATTCGGATGGCCGGAGCAAGGTAACAACGATAGGACTGTTGAAGTTGATTTAGTGGGGCATAGTTGGTTCTTTAAGAAAGAGTGGCTACCTATTATGGTAAGAGAATTGCCAGACCCTAAATATAATACCTGTGGTGAAGATATGCACTTCTCCTATATGTTACAAAAGTATGCTGGAATAAAAACTTATGTACCACCACATCCTCGTTCTGATATGGAAATGTGGGGGAGTACTAAAGGTGCAACTTATGGTGGAGATGCTAATTCACTTTGGGAATCAAACCAAAGAAGTAACGAAGGTGTACCATTCAAACAATTGATGAATCAATATTTTAACGAACAAAGACAAAAAGGTTGGAAATTAGTAAATGAAAAATAAGTTACCCATATTAATATGTTTCGGAACTAGACCGGAATGGTTAAAGATAAAGCCTTTAATTAAAATAATGGACCGTAGTGAATATAAATTATTCTTTACAGGT